TACTAAGTCCTTCAATGCTCTTAGTAATTGACTTTCTAAATTTAGAAATATCAAATGCTTTTGCCATATTATTTTTGCCCTGTTGAAAATAGAGTGTGAGTTACCCCACACTCTATGTTTAGTCTTATTACTTCTGACGATTACGAATCATGGCAAGGATGTCTTGCGCACGACTTGCACCTGCATCGCCTGCTGGTGCCGCTGCCGGAGCAGCCGCTGGTGCACTGGCTACTGGAGCCGGTGTGTCATCTGCATCTTCATCAACTGGTGCTGGTGCTGAGCGTGAAGTAGACTTGTTAGGATCACCAGTGTTTTGGCTCATACCAGCTGGTTTGAAATATTGACCCCAACGATCCATATCATATGGTTCCCCGTTAACTGAAGCTTCAAACATTTCCTTCATAACTTTCAACTCAACGTCTGTTGGTTTCTTAGGTAGGAAATCGCTTAGATTAAACAAACCATGTTGTTTAATAGCTGCCTGTTCGATGTCAGTTAAAGCACGTTCACGACGACTCCATTTAGAAGTAGAATAGTCTGCAAAACCACCTTTAGATGTTTTTGCAATCTTGAAATCTACACCCTTAAGAGCATGTGTTGGCAATTCGTCCAATTCTGGATCCATCAAAGCTGAACGGATGATTTGATAGATTTGAGGACCAATGATAAATCGACGAATTGGATTTTCTGGTGTCTGTTCTTCTTTCAAAGGATCTTCAACCACGAATCCTTGGAAAATGTATGAACGTTTCTTCCAATACTTACGACCCATTTCTTCTAGTGATTTATCTTTAAACCATCCACGTACTTCTGACAATATTGGACAAACTGAACCATCGTTATACATTTCCACGCATGGTACTTGGACCTGTACTTGACGACTGTCTGTTTCACCTTTAATGCCTGCGAATGGCAGTTTGATCATTGCACGTTCTACCCAGAAGAATGTGTTGCTAGGATTGCCATCTTCCAAGAAACGAATAGTCGCTTCTTTGCCTTCCTGCATGTTCCAATGTGGGTAAATTGCGTTGTCTCCACCGCCGGTGGATTGTCCTGTGGACTTTGATTGTGCTTCTTGAAGTTTTGCACGAATTTCTGCTAATGTAGCCATTTTATATGCCTCCTATGTTATGCCTAAAATGTTTTATGCCTTGTACGCATGTATTAAGTATGCGCTTTTTATTTAGTAAAGTCAACGGAATTTCAAAAAAAATTTTATCTATTTTACCAAAAAAAATCTGGGGTAATTACCCCCAGACTTCTTTATATTTTTCCAGTGCCATAGCCCTTATTTGAGCTAGTCTCTCTGCAATGTGTGTAGGTAACTCGCTATCATCGTCTAGGTCAATGACATATTCGACTTTAACGATCTCCGGACGACGATATGCAACATAAAAATCAATTTCGTTGTCATATTCGTCATCCGAATCTTCTGCACTATTACTTAGATGCTGGCTTAGCAGCTGGTGCTGCTGCCTTTTCGTCCTTGGCAGGAGTGCTTTTTGCAGGCTTTGCGTCTTTCTTAACTTCTTCTACTTTTTTAACTTCTGCTTTTGCAGGTGCTGCAGGTGCTGCTGGAGCCTTTGCTGGTTCTGCTGCGATTGCTACTGATGCAAATGCTACTGCTGCGATTAATGTTGCGATTGATTTCATTTTAAAGTTTCCTTTAGGTTAGTTTGAGACAAGTACCAATCTGTAGCAGTTACAGTTAGCATCAAGAATTTGTTCATAATGATAACCATATGGTACAGTTGGTTGTGTGTTAGGATAATACACTATTGGAGGTTGCTGTACTATCACGGTTTGTGGACGAGTGAGTGCATAACCCACTGCGCCTCCTATCACAAGCGGGGCAACCCAGTCGTAACGATTGTGAGAACCATGATGATGCCAGTGGTTCGGATTTGCCTGGCTTGCTGTCGACGTCAACATCAGACCAACAAACATGAGTGTTAGCATTCTTTTCATAATGTTTTTCTCCTAACATAATATAATAACGCTTCGTTGAGGCATTTCGTTGACAACAAATTACATTTAAAATGCCCAAAAGAGCGGGCACCGAAGTGCCCACTTGCTACTATACTTATATTGTTATTTTATAGGCCTGCTAATTCTTGGATACGTGCTAGTTCTGCCAATTCTGGATTTTGGTTAGTGCTTTGTTGTGGCGCCATTCTTTCTACAAATTTGCGAGCAATATGTTCTGCTTGCTCTCCAAATTTCTTGCCTACCATAACTGCAACGCCTTCTGGACCTTTAGGGAATGTGCCTGACTCTTTGTCATAGAATGAATTAATAAATTCTGCCAATTCTTGTATATTCATCGATTCTTCTTGGCCTGAACGCTTGCGGAAATCGCGAGCATGTCTATCGTCGTGTTTTTTGGTATCTGGTAAACGGTATTTGTCTGTACCTTTGCCTCTTGCTGATGGAGGTAAATCGTAGTCATCTGCCTTGTCGTATTCTGGATGATTAGGATCGCTGTCTTCTTGTGGTACTTCTTCTGGTTGTTCTGCAGGTGCTGCCTGAGCAGTATCTGCTTGACCATCCATGTCCTGATCGTCAACGTAATCACCGAAATCTAATTGCTCTAATACATCTGGAGCATTTAATTCCAACCAATCTTTTACTAAGCCTCTGCAACATGAATCTGGATCTTCTGCTGCCTGTGCTTTAATTCGTTTGTAAAGTTCCGGATCTTCTATTAGGCCTTTTAAACTATCAATGGCATTGCTGCCATCAACACCTGCTGGGAAATGTTGTCCAACTAGCTCTTGTAGTTTTTGTACAGCGGCTTGTTGCTCTTCTGGGTCTTGTGAAGTGACAGCAGATTCTTCACCTAGTGCCATTACCCAAGATTCAAAACGACTAAATTCATCTTCGTTTTCAGAAATTTCAACATCATCAGCAATGTCTTCTTGTGTTGCGGTCATTGCGACTATGTCGTCGTAGCCTATTGTATTATCTTCTTGCATTAATCTGTATAATACCGGAAATACAGATTTAATATCTTCTTTAAAGTTACGTACTGTGAATTGATCTGTAAATTGTTCTACAACATCTTGTGGAACTTCCAATGGTTGTTGTTCTTGGAAGTTTTCTCTGTATGCCTCATAATGGCTTTGTTTTGATAATGCCTTAATTTGCTCACGTAGTCTGTTTAATTGTTCTGCGCTGCGCTCAACAACATTATTTGTGTCGGAATTCATAAGGTCGTTGCGTACTACATAATTGCCAAAACTCTTTAGTTGAGCAATCTCTTCGCTCATGCGGATGATTGATTCACCAATAGAATCATAAGGTACACCGCCATTAGCAACGTGACGTTGCATAGCACGAGCGCCAGCTAGATGGATAAAAGGATATTTGAAACGCTCACCGTCTGCATTTTCAACAAATAATCCAGAAATATTTCTGCTTCTAGCACCTGGTACCATGTCATCTGCTAATGCTTGGCTGTGTTTAATAATCAACCTAGTATCTTCTAATTTTTGATAACTTACGGTTTTTGTGCCGTACATTGCGCTTTCACTCATAATACTTTCTCCGACGGGTGTTTGTATTGTATTTGGTTGTGTGTTTTTTGGTTGACTACTTTGACTTAAAAATTCATAATCGCGCTTGTCTAGATTGTCTTTGGCAATGTCGCGTGTGTCAAAATTTAATAATCTGCGTTTTGCAAAATTTCTCAACTCTCTTAAAAACCCATACCAATTGTCTTTTTGTACGGTATCCATGCCTTCGGTAATACCGTGACTAAAGTAAACTTTCATGGAATTTGGTTCTGCTAGACTAATGCTAACGTGTCCAATGGGCTTTTCGCCCTCCATATAATCAAAATCAAAAAAACGAGCTTCGTCCGGGTTGATAGTAATCTCCCCAGTTTCGCCACCTAATTTTAAGCCGCTGAATCTACTGCGTATTTTATAGAATAGATCGTTGGCGATATTGTTTCTTGCGTCCATAAGTATATTTATCAAAACCCTGTGCTAATAAAGATAGGCATAGGCATAGATTCTTCCGTGATTTTTTCTGTCATTTTATCGTAAATTTTAGGATCCCAGTCTGCTAATACATCTGCCATACGAATAATTAGCAGTGTAGAACTTACTAGGTCGTCGTGTTCTCCGGACTTTGCCTTAAATCCTAGTCCAGAAGCAACAAAAGTCTTGAGTTCAGAAATTAATGCTCTCGAATTAATCTTCATTTTGTTAGTTTCTAATAGGTTTTTAAGCTGACTGCACGTAGATACTTTTGTACGATGCGTTGTGTTAAATCCTTTGCGGAATTTACGGAAATGTCCTTTGCGGATAGGCTCACTTAAAAATAGCCCAGGGAAGTTTTCTTCCCCAATATCACTGATAACAATCAATGCTGCTTCACCTATATTGTTGTTTTCAACAGAATAATACACCTGAGGTGTGCCGCCTTTTTCTGCACCACGTTCCTGTATGTATTTTAAGATTTCTCTCATGTGCTTTACCTGATTCTGCACAGGAGTTAAGTTGTGATGCCATTCTGCTACCTGTATCATACTAGGCATTTCGTATACTTGGATAGCACCAAAGTCACCTCCTGTACCTAAGCTAGGATCTAATGCCACTAGATATGTAGATTTAGGATCGATGTCTTTGTACCAGCGTGTTTGGCCCATTGTCATCTTAGGTTCGCTGCCCTGTAGCTCTGCTAGTTTTACAGCATTGATTAAGGTTTCATCAAAGATCAAGAATTCGCAATCAAACTCTCGACGGAAACGTTCTTCACCGATTTTAGCACGTTCTGTTGCTGCCCAAGCATCGTCTCGATCTGGATGTTCTTTCCACTCTGCAAAATATGGATAGAAACCGTTTACACCTAGCTCTTGTTCGTTGCCGTATTCATCGAACTTCTTGTTAGCCTCAGTCCAAATCATAGCAAACTGATCTTCGTCTGAGTTTGGTGTTGATGTAATAATAGCGCGACCGCCTGTTGACAGTGTTGGGCTCAACGCAGTCCAGAACTCTTTGGCTTTTTCTGGAGGTTGCACAAACGCAAACTCATCGCAGTAAATCAATGAAAGAGATTTACCACGTCCTGTGTTTTCTGTAGTTGTTGTTGCTTGTATACGACTGCCGTTGTCAAATTCGATAGTATTTCTATTGTAGCTGATAACACCAGCACGAATAAAGTCAGGCAAGTTCTCGTAACCATAACGATATCGGTTCATAATATCCTGCGCACCTTCATATTTGTGAGCAGCGATCAGTACTTGTGCTTCTGGCACAAACTGTGTAAACCATAAAAGATATCCGCAGGCACAAGTTGTTTTGCCCATCTGACGCGGTAACATAGCGATAACATCTTTGTGACCGTGATACGCCTCTATCAATCGTACCTGATAGTCATAGGGTTCAAAATCAATTGCACCCCTAACCGGATGTTGTATCTTTAAAAAGGTTCGCATGAAATACAATGGACCTGTTACTGGGTCCATACATGCTTCTAGATGTTTTACTTCTTCAAGGGTATAGCGTTCGGGCTTGTGAGCCTTTTTGATTAATACGCCATCTAATGATTTTGCCATACTGTTATTTACTGAAAAAAATAGGCTCCGTAGAGCCTATTTGGTTTTGATTTTTAAGATTAAGCGAATGTTAATCCTGTTAGTGTGACATTGGTTACTGTAACATCATCTTCTGCGGTTCCGATAGCAGCACGTAAACCATCTTCCATGTTTTCGTAAGACCCGTCAAAACTTGTAGATGCTCCAAATCCGTTACCTGTATCGGTTTTGGTTACATTTACTAATGCTGTAAATCCTGTAGCAGTGTTGCCTGGAATACCAACATAATATACTTCAGCATAGTCTTGTAAAGCAAGTACAACTTTTTCAAAGTTGCTGTTTGCAGCCGAATAGCTTGTAGAAAAGTTAACTGTTGCAGAAACAATTTTAATTGCCTGTAGTTGTGGTGTACCAAAACGTGTGTAAGGACCTACTCCACTTGATCCGTCACCAACTAATTTTCTTGCATTGGCATCGACATTAACTAGCGTGCCTGTTGCTGTTGTACCGTATAAATCTGCCATTATTTTGCTCCTTTAGCTTCTGCTAATCTTTGTAACAATTCAGCACGAATAGCAGCACGTAGGTCTCCCTCTGGCATTGCCATAGGGTTATCGCCTGCTTGATAGCTGTGCTTATGTTGTCCTTTAGGACGATTCATACCACCAGCTAGTTTATTGATCATAAAATCAGTATCTTTTTCTTCTGGTTCTGCACCGCCTGGTGCTGAATTTCCGTATGCACCTTCTTCTTCTTTTTCTTCTGGCTCAGGTTTCTCACCTTCTGGGCCTTCGTGTTCTGGGCTACCGTCTGGTCCAGGACCTTCTTTATCGTCAACATCTAAGTCGATAGTTTTAGGTTCTTCACCATGTTCGTCATCGTGATCTAGATCTGGCAACATTTTTAATGGGCCTTTATCTAAATTACCTAGATCGCCAATGCTGCTGATGCTAGGACCTGGAGGAGTTAAGCTAGGCATATTACCTGGCTCAATTTCTGCTGAGTGTGGCATAGCATTTAATGGTTCTTTTTGGTTAATCATATCTGGATTAACTTTAGTCATTAGCTTCATTAATTCAGCGATGTCATCTAATCCTTGAGCATTTAAATTAACACTCATGCTAGGAGGAGGTGTATCTCTATGTTGATCCATACCCATCGGTGCTGGAGGCATTTCGCCACATTCTTCTATAGATGCTTCGTTAGTTTGTGCTTCAGGCACAGGTTGGTCTAACTGCTGCATCTTTGCTAATAGTTCATGGAAGTTCATTGTGCTTATCCTTTGATTGGCGATGGGTTGTCAACTTTACTAATTGGCGATGACATGCCAGCCTTATCTTGTTTTTGTTTTGAAATCTTATATTCAACCTGAGTGCCTTCTTTTTTGCGCTCTTTGGCTGCTTTGCTCAAGTCTTTTAAAAAACTCTTGTTGAAATCATCGCCGAAATAATCTTTGTGATTTACTTTACCTGAATCTTTATATTGTGAATCATTTAATACCGCTTCGTCTGATGGTTCTGCTTGTGCTAATACTTGTTCTTGTTCTGATGGTTCACCGGATCCACGAACACGGAAACAAGATTCTGGGAGTCCTGTTGCTTTAACATCATTGGCAATTTCAGGAGCTGTAATTGGGTATTCGCAGATTACTTCAAATACTGTTACTTCTGTATTTGGATGATCTGGAAAATCCAACGGTAATGCCTGTATCGGCGTTGTTGATTTTTTCTCAAAAGTAGCTACTTTACAACGATCCAAGCGAGTTTTCAAATCTTCCTGGAAGTTTTTAGGTAGTTCGCCCGCAACTTTAATTTTAAAGCTGTATAGTTTTTTACTTTCGACAAGATATTCTTTAAAAGTCTTCATAAGTGTATTTAGTCCTTTTGACCCAATTTCTTAAGGAGCTCGTTCCTGTCTGTAATCACGTACCCTTGTCCGTTTATAACATCATTAGGATCGGCATTGTTGTCGTTGTCAATCTTTAATTTTTTAAGCTGTAGATCTACAGCCTTTAATTTCTTATCAATCTTGGCTGTTTTAGCATTAATGGCATTACCCATCATGCTGGCAGCTACTTCAAAAATACGTCCGCTGTAACGTACTTCTACATTCATGCCTAAGTCCATTAGATCGTCATAGGCTTTTTCTGCTTTGTTAGCTAGATTGTCTAGTTCAGAATCATCAATATTGTCAAGTTCTTTGATTTGCGGCAAGCCACGAGTAATAGCTTCTACAGCTCTATAGCTGTCGTTAAGGCTTTTGACTTCCTCGTGTGTAGGAATCTCTACCGGAGTTGCTGATTCTTCGGGCTTTGCTTCGTCTAAATTAAAGAGTTCTTCTAATTTTTTCGTCATACTTTACTTATCTGCGCTTGCCGCCTTGATGGAAAATATCGCCTTCATTAACGATACGGAATTTAATGCCTTGTTGTTTACACCAGGCTTGGGCAGCTTCCCATTTTGCTAGATTTTTAACATACTGTTGTTGATTATATTGACTCTTGCCTACGTTTTCTAAACGTGTTTGGCTTAAGGGTTTTATTTCTACAACTTCGGCATGCTTTTTACCGTTTTTATCTACATAGTTGATGAAAAAATCAGGAACATATATTGTGTGTTTTCCTGTTAGCGGATCTCTATAGGGTATCTGTATGCTTTCACTGGCCCACTTTTCAACACCAGGGTGCTCATCTAGCATTTTCATGAATACAAATTCCCAACTGCTGCGAGCCAATGGAGTCTTGATCCCAACATACTTGTCAGGATTTTTCATATCAAATCTACCCTGTGCAAACTTAGGCATTATGCTAGTACGTTTCTAATCTGATTTGGAATAACCGGGTCTATTCTAAAACCTAGTGTTGATGTTGGTGTACGATTGTTGTTGAGGATCTCTCCAACAAGAGTGCTGATATTCATTTCTGGATTGTTACCTAGACTGTCTAATAATTTAAAAATAGGAACATTGTCTAGCTTTGCCTGTTTTAAAATTGTAGCAGCAACTACCAATGAAGCATCTTTTCCAAAACCTTTCTTTTCAAAAAATGCTGTAGCTGCGTCAACGTCGATGGCGTTGAACTCTAGTGGTTCGATACCGTAATTGTCAAAGAATAATTTAGTACCAGCGGCACTGTCATTCTTTGTAGAGACTGGTAAATTAGTAGGCATTAGACTATAACTCCGCCTGTCGCATCAGGTATAACTCTCTTCTGAGTAGCAGGTGTGGTTTCAGTATTAGAAGTACTCTTTGGAAATACAGCCCCTACGACTCCGCCAACTGTACTTACTGCTGTGGCAATATTAGCCGGATTACTTAAGATGTTAATTGCTTCGTTCTTAAGTCCTTCTTTGGTAAGTCCTTTGAAGTTTTTATATGTGTTAACTGTTTTAATGGCTGTTCCTAAGAATCCACCAAAGCTATTGAATGTTGCGCCGCTGCCGATGTCACCGAATATCTGTTCTAGTCCATCGAGTACACCACCGTCGCCTGTTAAGTTACTTACTCCTCCCCCAGCAACACTTAGTGGACTTGGAACTAAGTCGTAATGCAGTGTGGCAAATCCTTTGGGGTTATTGACTGATACAGTTCCTGCAGAATATTTCACTGCTTCGTATTCAAGTGTCATTTGACTTTCTAATGTGTCGCCTTCTGCATAAGCAACAGACCCGTGATTCCAAGATTTAATTCTTGGATTTATTAACGTGTAGCCTAAGAATCTTCTTCGGCTTAGTGTATATATTGATATAGATTTAAAGAACGGAGTTGAAATATCATTGTCCATACCATAACGGAAACTGTCTAGGGGTGTTTTGTTTGCTCTTAGATGTGTTGCACCATATGCAGACACAGGTAAGTTTCTATCAACAATATAGTATCCGTAGTAAATGGCCCACAGAGCATTTACAATTCCTGCATTGTCGTCGTGCAATGAAATATTTACAGGTTCATAGTTAATTTGTTTATAGACAATCTTTTTTCTATTGTACTGATTTTTAGTAACACTGTCAAAATTGAATTTTGGTAAGTCTGCGCTCTTAACTAAGAAACCAACTTCGTCGCCATGTTTAGCTGTAAACGCAGGAGCCTTGTGTGCTGTTTTGTCGATTTCAAATCGCACATAGAACATGAACTTCGTTCTAGGTGCTAGTCGATAAGTGTCATCAACAAATATCCTAGTGGCGTGTTGCCAGTTAGATACTAATCCTTTGGGATTCGTGATACCTTTGACTGCGCCTGAAGCGAAATCATTTAAGAAACGAGTAAATTTATTTGCCATACAAATATTTATGCCACAAAAAAACCCGAGATAAACTCGGGTTTATTGTTAAGGCTAATATTAACCTGTTTGTGTACCAGCGCCTGTAACTGCTTGGCCCAATGTTCTGCCAACTGTTGCACCAATACCAACACCAACGTCTGCTGCACCTGCACCCCATTGCTCCATGTTATCAAAGCGGATTGTAAGTGCTACTGTTGCTGCTTCGTTTGTGCCATAGTTTAAATCACCGTAGTCAGCGTTCATAACAATACAACCATAGCAGTTAATTGTTTCTAGAACGTTTGGAGTTAGAGCAGCGTTACCACCGTCTAACACTTCGATACGTGTTGTAAACTTATAATCGATACCAGAACGTGCTGATGCTTGTTCCATGAAATCGAATTGTTTCTGGATTTGTTGTCCTACAAGTTTTTGTACTTCGCCACTAGCATCATCACGTAATGTTAGTGTCAATGTTTCAAAACTTGGTTTACCTGCTAGGTAAACTTTTGAGTTGTAAACATCAAGTGCGATTTCTTCAAAGTTTACTTTTGGACGAGTTACGTCAGCAACTTGTTTTGTAAGTTCTGTCGCTGCTGAAACACCAAAGCCTAGGAGAGTTACTCTAAAGCGATATTTCAGTTTCGGCATTAGAAGTACTTGCGTACCTCCAGCCGTTGGAACTGTCATGTTATTTAATGAGGTAATAGGCATTTTTAAATCTCTCCTGTGTTCTTGACACGCAATGGAATGTAGATGAATTCAACTGCTTTAACCGGCTCAATCGCAATGTCTACATACAATTCATTACGATCAATTCTTGATGGTGTGTTGTTGCTTTCATCACACACAACTGCGAAGTCGTATAAAGCTCTTAAACCTACAAGTTCGAGCAACAAGCTCTCACATGCCTGTTTGATTTCATCACGTGTGATTTTATCGTTTGGTTCAAAGATATATGGACGAGCTAGTTTATTCAACTGGCTACGTAGATATACTACTAAACGTGCTACGTTAATTCTGTCTAATGCAGAAGCGTTTCTTGCACGAGTTTTTTGACCATAGTTAACTAAGCCAACGCCATTAAAGAATGTAATTGGGTTAATCTTTAAGTCATATAGTGTATCACGTTGTCCTTCGTTTAGGGCAACTGTTTGGAACTCACCGCTTAGTGAATCAATATAACCAACTGCTGTTGCGTTGGTAATACCACCACGACGTGTTCCAGCTGGTGCAAACCATGGATAAGCAACATTGTCGCTTAGTGCAATAGTTTTCAACATCATGTGTGCTGGAGGAACAACTGCGTTAGAACCACCTAAGTCTGTTGTGAAACCACTTGGGTAGAACACAGCCATGTACTCGTCATAAGTTACAATACCTTTGTCTCCGTTGTCAGTAACTAACTCTGCGTTTGAACCCCAGTTAGTTAATGTTGTAGCATCACTGGCTAAACGGAATGGTGTGTCACCAACAACAAATGCTGTTAAGCCTCTGTCAATGTTTAGATTAACTAGATTGCTTAGTAACTCTGGATAACCAGGACCAGCAATCAAATTAAAGTTACGACGCTCTTCGTCACGGATTTCTGAACTTGTGTCAACAACAGATTTCAATGCTTGAACAACAACTGCTCTTTGTGCATGACGACCAAATGTTCCAGAACCGTCTTCTGCATTTGGTGACGCTGTTGTCCAACGATCGGTTGCATACGCTGACATCGGTTCGTTGTTGTTAAATCTTGGATTGTGTTCAGCTTGATTAATGTAGTTGTTTTGATACTTTTTAACATTACCGCCACTTCTACGTGAATTCCATAACAACATACCCTGTGGATATAGTGCTGGATCTGGACAATCTGGGTCAACGAAGTTGCTGACCAATAAATCTTCGATTGATGTTTGTGTTGACGGTGCTACAGAACCTGCATCACCCCAACGTGCATCTGCAAACAAGATACCGCTTTCTGTAAGTTGGTCTGTCTTGTCTACTAATTCCCATCTTGTTGAAGCAGGACCATCTAAACCATCGTTGTAACGATAGATAGTTGGGAAGTTTTCCATGTCAGCTGTACTGATCCATAAATCGCCGGTTTCTGTTTCACCGTCAACATACGGATTAGAAGCAGCTACGCTTGGTGCATATCCTGTGTAGGTTGCATTTTTACCACTGAATGGTGAATCACCATTTCTGTAACCAACCCATTTTTCACCATCATGAACCATAATATCAACTTCGCTAACTTCTGGATTATACCATAGTTGTCCGTCTTCTGGCTCATTCAATGGCTCGTTACCAGTAACTTGTACTGTTGTGTCGATCATTGGTTGCCATAATGATGCTACAAAATCATATGTAGAATCTCCTGCTGGTTTTGCATATACGTTTGCTGAACCAGAAAATAAATCACCAATGTGGCTTCCGCTAGTGAATCTAAAATCACCGCCTAATTTATGAGAAATTTGAACTCGGTAATCAGCAGTAACGCTAGCTACGATATTAACAAATCCTGCACCGTTAATTGCTGTAGCAATATGCTCTGCATCGATTGCTGCTGTTGCAGATCTAGATACTGTTATGCTTTTAGCAGTATCAAGCTCTTTGCTGCCTACGATTGATTCTGCTAATTCAAATGTGTCGCTACCGCCACTTGAATAGCCTGCAACTGCTGAAATAATATTAGTTGCCCCGGCTGCTTTTCTCTTGAAAAATTGGAATATCGCAGTTGGAGGAGTAGCATCACTACCTGTGGCTTCGTCTGCGTTTGTTTGTACATACAAATCATTTGCAGATAAACCTGTGCCACCACCCGAGCGATCTAGATAATAAATTGCCTGTGTATTAGATGAGTACAATGGACAATCAACTGCTACCCAAGTTTCGGATGCTGAATTCCAACGCTTAACGCTGATCTGAGCGCCACCGTTTGGATATGTTGTTTTAACCCATACAGATCCTGTTGCTCGACCATTGTTGTAAGTTGGTTGATTTCTCTTCCATTGAGGAACTTGTGTATGAGGTGTTTGTTGTAATGCTGGGGCTAAGTACGTACCTTCTTTTAAACCTACTGTGTCTAAGAAAGTTGGTCCACCAGTTGCTGCTTCAATTATTATAGAATCAGTGCCGCTAGTGCCGTCTGTGTAGATATAAACTGATCCGTTAACGGCTTTTGCTGTAATCGCAGTACCTGCTGTAAGGTTGATTTTGGATACAACAT